CACGACGAGCCATTTTTCGTTGACAGGATCTCTTGACATGTCAAGTTTTGTTGATTGTAAAAGTCTAGTTTCGTCCGTTGGGTAGTACGATATACGCGTCCCTCAAAACCCTATATTGTCCCCACATTGTCCTCGGAGAATAATGGTTTGAATTGTATAGTTTTGGTGGAGGACAATATGACAATGGTTTCAAGTTACACACATACCCACGCACACACACACGCCCACACGTATGAGAGCGTATACACCCCATGTACGCTATAGGCCACTCATACTTTTTTGTGTCAATATCGTCCTCGTTTTGATTAACCTGGTTTTGTCGGTCAGAATCAGAGGACAATATCGAAAAAAGATCGTCCTCCTGGGACACAGAGTTTGTCCTCCCCTTGAAATCCATTGTAAATGTGTGTGAAGGGGTTGCATTCTGTAAGTCGTCATGGTAGTGTTCTTGGACCTTACCCAGGAGGTGTCATGTCTGAGAGCAGAGAAGCATTCAAGTATGGTGCGCAGCCTACCGAATCGTGCTTATCGGTAAAAGAAACAGCAAGGCGTTTGGGCGTATGTGCTCACACGGTATACACGATGGTGCGCGAGGGTGAACTGCCCGCTTTTCGTGTACGCAACCAATGGCGAATTAACGAATCTACTCTAAGCGAGTACATGCAGGCCCAAAATATTCCCTCTTCTGCCCCGTAGGATCTCATGCACAATTCCCAACAGTCTATTCTCCAGGCTTCCCAACAGGAGATTCGGGCCGCTCTTGGTGCCCTCTTCGCAGCAGGCGATATAGTCGAGCTACGTGCGTTTATACCTTCGAACTATTCTAGTAAGCCCAACATTCTTGCGGGATATTTTGATGACTTCGACGTTCTTTCCAAAACAGCAGCCAACCTATCCAATAATGGCGCGTATGGATTGTACATTACACCTCAAGAAATCAATTCCGACCTACTCGCCCGCGCACTGAACAAGACGAAGAAAGGAATTAAGACTACATCGGATAAAGATGTTACGCGGTATAGATATTTACTAATAGATCTAGACGCTAACCGCGTATCTGGCGTTTCATCTACATTAGAAGAGAAGAAAGCTGCGTTCGATAAGCTACGTGAAGTCTATAGCTACCTCAAAAGCCAGGGCTGGCCAGAGCCCATCTTTGGGGATAGCGGAAATGGGGCACATCTTCTCTATCGTGTAGACTTAGCTCCCGATTCGGACCTAATCGAGCGATGCTTGCGGGCTCTTTCCTTTATGTTCGACACAGACAAAGTAATCGTCGACCAAACCGTCTTCAATCCGTCCCGTATCTGGAAGCTCTACGGAACAGCTACCCGAAAGGGGGACTCGACCCCCGAACGTCCCCATCGGAAAGCTCGATTACTAAAGGCCCCCGAAAAAGCGGAGAAAGTTTCCCAGCGTCTACTCCATAAGTTGGCAAAACGTGTACCGGCAGAGCCTCAGCGCGCGAAATTGGGGTCAGCAGGAACAGAACGAGCTAAGCTAACTACCTGGGTTCATCAGCATTTATCTGACACCGTAGTTGGGCCTATATCATGGCCTGGTAAAGGTGTTCGTTGGTTATTCGACGAGTGTCCCTGGGATCCAACCCATACAGATCGAAGTGCTTTTATCGTTCATTTTGATCGCGGAGGTATCGCAGCAGGATGCCACCATGAGGATTGTCCAGGTAATAAGAGCAATACCAAGAAGAATGATACAGGATGGGACCGCTTACAGGCCAAATATACCAAGTTAAAGCCCCCGAAGCCCCCAAGCCCACCCGATTCCATGGGACCTATTGTCCCTCCGAGCCCTAATAGCCCCGGATATACCGATACAGGTAACGCTTTGCGCCTAGTTCGTGCCCATCAAGCTAACATTCGCTACGTTCCTAAGTGGCAACGGTGGCTAGTCTACAGTGGAAGACGCTGGGCCGTGGACGATTCGCAGCAAATCATGCAATATGCGAAGAATTCTATCGATGCAATGTACGTTGAGGCTGCAGGTCTCGCTCAAACCGACCCGGCTACGGCGAACAAGCTGTTTAAGTGGGCGGTTAAGTCGGGTTCAGCCTCTTCTCGGCGTAACATGATCAGCCTAGCGGAGTCAGAACCGGGTATCCCTATCCAGACAGCGGAGTTAGACCGAGATCCTTGGAAGCTTAACGTCTTAAACGGTACTCTAAACCTAAAAACTGGCGAACTAGCCCCACATTCTCGCACAGACCTCATCACTAAAGTGGCAAAAGTAGAATACGACCCAGCGGCTAAATGCCCCACATGGGATGCGTTCATGTTGACTGTCATGGGGGACAAACAACACCTAGTAGACTACTTGCATGCCTATATTGGCTATTCACTAACCGGAGTTATTACAGAGCAAACGCTAGCTTTCCTCCACGGGACTGGTAGCAATGGTAAATCTACTTTTCTATCCACCATACAAAAGCTCATGGGGGACTATGCACGGCAGGCTGCCCCCGAACTATTATTATCGAAGACTACTAGTGACCATCCAACATCCATTGCAGATCTTCAAGGTGCTCGTTTTGTAGCTACTTCAGAGATTGACCGAGGGAGGCATTTTGCGGAAGCCCTTATCAAACAACTCACAGGCGGGGAAACAATCAAAGCGCGATTCATGCGGCAAGACTTCTTCGAGTTCGACCCCACGCATAAGCTCTGGATTGCAGCTAACCATAAACCGATCATCAAAGGAAACGACTGGGCTATCTGGCGAAGAATTCGACTTATCCCCTTTGAAGTCACAATTCCCGACGACAAACAAGACAAGAACCTGCCCCATAAACTCACAGCCGAACTGCCCGGAATCCTAAATCGTTTTGTAGAAGGCTGTCTGCTTTGGCAGTCAGGAGGACTCAAGCCTCCCCCCGAAGTTATGGTTGCAACTGAAGAATACAAAGATGAGATGGACCTACTGAAGGACTTCTTGGATGAGTGGTGTGTTCAGCGCGAAGGAGTACGCGTTGAGGTATCTGTTCTTTATGAGCGTTACCTTGACTGGTGTGAAATTACGGGTGACCGCAAGCCTATCAACAAGAAGTACCTAGGAAGGTTACTAAAAGAGCGTGGATTTAAGCAGTGCAAGAAAGGCGGTCATAGAGCTTGGGAAGGTATTGCATTAAAACCTCATAACCCCGTGAGCGCAAAGTCTTCACAGGCACGGTGGAACTAAATGCCTAAAAATGCCAGTAATCGTGGCGTTGTTTCACGCTCTCCCCGTCATGGTGAATCGATACGTAAGTTTGCAACGGGCTGCTGCAACTATCCGTCGACAGCATGCATCCACCATGTTTTGCATATTGCACTTCACTTCAAAAGCGAAGTGCCTTTTGTACTGTATTCTACAAAAGCAATGAAACAGCTTCTCTTTACGATGGGGCAGATCCGAGGTGACTATCGTACTGGAGGTTACGTTACTATGGAAGGTAGCGATAACCTTGAGCTTACTAATTGGATAGAATCTACGCCTGTTTTTAAAAAATGGCTCATGTCTTCTCAAGCGTTTGTGGCTCCAGCAGCATGGCCAGGGGACGTTGAAAAGATGTTTCGGTTACGAGGGGAGGTACCTACTCCCTATGAGGTAGCAGGATTACGCAGTAGCAGCCATGTTAAACGAGGCCTATGGCACTGTCATGAAGTATCTGTTTTGATTGCCTACAGTTTTGGTATGTCTGTCCAACTTATGGCAGAAGGTATGGAGACGGATCCTACCTATATTCTCGCTGATATGATTCAGGGCGTAGAGAAACTATGTTCTATACCTCAGTTTCGCCTTTGGTGTTGGAATTTAGATCTGAACTTAATTCCTCTTCCACCTCTAGAAGGCTACTCTCTAAATGATCGCCTCGAGATTTTTGAGGCATTGCGGGATCATCCTTTTAATGTCAAAACAGCAGCCTGCAAAGCGTTGCTGGATGCACCGTTTTTTAAGTCGTATGCTAAACTTAAATTGCTTCCACCTAAATTGAAACACCGACCCCGAATGGGCACCCCTCTGGTAGGCCCACCTAAATTAAGGAAAACAAATGGCAAGAAAAAAGACTCCAGTTCGTAGGTCTCCGCCAGCTAGTGACGGAGCAGACTACTCTGCATGGTTGAATACAGTTCCTACGGATAAACGTGAGGTTATATCTAAATTTTTACGGTCAAACCCACTTAATGACTACGATGATGTGCTTAGTTTTGGTCAGTTTCTTTTAGCTGAACTAATGGAAGGTAACATTACACCTGTAATTGCACGCGAAGCTCGTAGTTATCTTGAGTTCTTGTTTACAATTATTGCTACTAAGAACTCAGCTATGGGTACACCAGGCGATGCTTACACTGACATTATCGGTGCTTTGATTACGGTGAAACAAAGTTCTCCCAAGTTGGTGGGTAGCTATGCAAATCAAGAAGATATTATCGAAGTTGAAGCGGAAAAGGTTAAAGTAGGATGACGAAGAAGGCCGATCCCAAAGAGGCCCAAGAGGCTTTAAAAGCACTGGCTGATCCCGCGATCAGTCTACGTGCGTATGGCTCGGTGCATGATCAATCTTCCGGTCGGGCAGTTCCTTATGATCCATTTAAAATTACCAATCAACTTCAAGCTACGATATTAGCTTATTTTTCTAACCCCCCTAAAACGTCTACCGGCCAAAACAAATGGCTAACTTTATTGGGCTATCGTCAAGGGGGTAAGTCACTAACCGCAGAATTATGTGGGTATGCAAAAGCTGCCTACACGCCAGGATGGGATCATGTCTGTATTGCAGACAACAAAAAACGTGCGGAATATCTGCACAGTCGTGTTCACTTTTGTCATGGCCGTTGGCCTGAGACTATTCGGTCTCCTACAATACCTAATCGTGAGGCACGTCAGCTTACGTTTGATTCCAAATCGGGTGGAAAGATGCGCGTCTTGTCGGGAGAGTCAGGCGCAGTCGGTATCGGTCAATCACCTGATTCGTTCCATGCTTCAGAAGTCCCTTACTTTGCGGACGCAGCAGCACAATTTACCTTAATCTATCCTTCTATGATTAACCGAGATCACTCGCTTATGTTGCTAGAGTCTACTCCAGCACCAATGGATGCCCCTTCTGCAGAATGGTGGCACGATCAATGTCGGGATGCAAAGTTAGGTACGGCTAGGCACCTTTATGCTTTTTTCCCTTTTTGGGACGGCGTACTTAATTCTCGCCCATGGCCTAAAAATTCTGTACTCGATACGGATGAGGTTAAGTTCTTAGAGAAGTTTGGCCCGCTAGGTTTAAGAAAAGAAAACTTGGCTTTCCGTAGGTTGATGATGGAAATTGACCCTGAGATTAGGCGTAACCCTGATCTATTTCAGGTTTATTATCCTTTTGATGACTTGTCCTGTTGGTTTTCTGCCTCGAGTTCTGTCATTCATCCTGACCTAATGAAGAGACATAAAGAGGCGAAGCTAACCCCTTGGGTACCGCCTTATATGGAATATGAGCAACCTGAAGCTGGAGCTATTTATGTCATCGGAGTTGACCCTGCTGGTTATGCTGCTCGCGACCATGCTGCATTCCAAGTTCTCAAAGTATACGATGGGGAGTGGACTCAGGTGGCTTGCTATGCTGATCATACGGCTCCTATACCGTTTTCGAAAAAGATAATGGAAGTCCATCAGAAGTATAACAATGCAATCGTAGCGGTAGAATCAAACGGGGTAGGCGCCGCCGTTATTGCTCTCCTCGAAGAGATGGAATGTCGCAAGCTATTCTATGAGAAAGCATATCGTCCAGGTATTGCTTCTACTTCTAAATCAGTTGATCAGATGCTCTCTTACCTGCAAGATAGTCTTAGAGATGACTTATTTTTTAATGATGAAGACACAGTGTCCCAACTAATCACTTACAAACACGATAAACGAGTAGAGCGGGCGGCCTCAACCGAGATCTTATTAGGGGGAGGATCGGGTAAAAGAAGGCGCGATCGGCATCACTGGGATAAAATCTCCGCGTTACAGATGGCGATTGTTGCGGCACGTCGGTGTCCTCGGCGCTTGAAAGACTCAAGTACCCCAGAGGGTCTGGAGAATGTTGTATTGTTTAGAGATATGACATACGATCAGATTCAGACATATAGGAAAAAAGAAGCGGATAAGGATTTGAAATCTCGCCGCAAGTTTAATTATCGTAGCATTCGCCGTAGGAGGAAATAATGCCACAAGATCTACCTAAAGATTATAGCTTAGATGAACTCGTTGAGTACTTTCGAGCGGGCCTTCAAGCTCTTGAGAAGATGCAGATGGATGCGCCAGCAGAAGCACCCGCAGGTGAAATGATGGAAGAAGCTGCCGTCGAAGAGATGCCCGGCGGGGAGATGGTAGGTGAGATGATGGCAGAAGAGTCCGCGCCTGACATTGGTGCGATGCTTGAAGCTGAAGACGAACCACAAATGCCAGAAATCAATCTTGAGGAACTGACAGCTAAAGCTGCCAAGAATGCGCTAGCCTAAAGGTGTGTTATGGCTGAGTCTAGAGAACTTCTGCTTAAAAAGCTAAGAGAAAAGGCTGCTACCAATGCAGTGGCTCAAGATGCGTTGGAAGCGGATAAGCTTATCAAAGGTCCGTTTGCAGAGTCGCAAGCGTGGGCTCTGGATAACCCAGATCCTGAGACCGAAAAGCAAGCTCAACTAGATGAAGCCCCCTCAATTCAGTCTGGGGATGTAGGTCAACGTATGCTTACCCCAGAAACCCGACATGAAGCGAATAAAGATTATGTGGAGGCTGCCGCTACAGAGGTTGCCGCTAACGCGGCATTAGGTGGAGCAGGGAAAGCTGCACAAGCTGTATTACCTTTTATCCCCTGGAAGCCAGCTTTGGTCAGAGACTTATTAGGCCATCTTCAAGAGACAGCACAAGCAACTTCGCGATTCCGGCTTCCCTCTACGGCACCATCGAGTCGCGTAAGTCGGGCCATAGACGAGCATTTTACATCAAGTCTCGCAGAAGCCACACAAACAAAAAGGGTACCTTACCCAGATCCCGAATTAAATACCGCTATTCGCGAATATTATACGGCGCTCGGGAAGCTAAGAGACTTGGAAGAGGGCACTATAGGTCCCCAAGAATTTTTTGAACGCAACAAAATTCTTGACGCCGCCAAAGAGGCAATAGACGACTCCCTGGAAAGGGTGGAAGCGCGGGGCAAAAAGTTAGGTCTCCCAGAGTTATCCAAGGATTACCAACGGCTCTTAGGGGATAATCAATCTACCCTTCCTGTACCCTATTCCTCCCAAGCAATTCCACCTACAGAGAGTGCTTCAACTGCTGCGGCGAGACTAAACCACCCCAGTCCGAGTTTGTCCCCTCAAGACAAAGCAAAACTTAGTTCTCAGTTAGAGCGGACCCCCGGTTGGAGTAAAACCTCGGAAGGTTTTTGGGAGCATAGTGACTCTCCTTGGGAGTGGCATGAGGGCCGATACCGAGATCGGACTACTCAGCGTTTAGCTAATTTACCGGGCCGGAAGATAGCGATCGAGGAGGCCGGACCTGCTTTCCCTAGAACCCGGTTAGGCCCCATGAATACAACTATATCGGCTGACTTAGGTGTGGACTATGGTCCAAGGACTAGCTTCAGAAGGGGCCTCCCCACCGTCGAGTCCCAGCGTGAATCCGCTAGAGCACTAGCTAGACTTGATCCCGCAGATTTGGCAAAGCTGGAGAGCAGCGAAAAACGGAATGAGGCTTTCTTGTCCGAGTTTGAACAGGCACTTAAGTTAATTGGTCACGATCCATCTAAACCGCTAACTGCAAATGAAGTAGAAGAGCTAACCGAAAAACTGAATGCGCTCGGCAGGAGTAACCGATAATGGCACTAACAGGGCAGCAGCTTCGTGGGATCATTGATACCCATCAAGCTAAGATGAGAAAAGAGCGTCGTCGCTGGGATAAATACCGTTCGTGGTACCTCGGAGAATTCTGGGGGAACCTAGAAGAAGACTTACCTCAAGGGGCTAGTACATTTACTGAGACCAATGAGGATGTGACTCTTGAGACTAACTATCCTTATGCTTACATCGACACGATGATTGCAAATGTTTGTCCTACAAACCCGCAGATTACAGTTAATGCGAGGCGAGACAAGTTACGTGAGGCGGCCTACTACAGGGAGGCATTGGTTAATGATGCATTTAATCGGCTTAAGATGCACACAATCCTTTGGAATTTGTCTTCTCATGCTGCCATTTGCGGTCGCGCTTTCCTTAAAACTGTCTGGAATTTTAAGCGCCAGTCTCCAGACTTTTTTTCCGTAGATCCTCGCTTTGTATTTTTTGATATGTCCGCTCAACGTTGGGAGGATATTCGGTATCTAGTTGAGGTTACGGTTTTAACTCGAGCCGAATTTGAATCCCGAACTAAAAAACGAGGCAAGCAGGATGGTAAGTATAATAAAAAAGTGGCCGAACAGGCTTCGTTTGGCGGTTATCCTAGTTGGTTACGTGACTTTTCTACTGACCAGTCTATGTTTAACACTGCTTCTAAAGATGTTTACGAATGGGTAACTGTTTATGAGTTTTACGACTTTGATGGGGAAGGTCGTTATTTTCATATGCTGGAAGATGTAGACGAGCCCCTGTTTGAGGGTGAGCTACCGTACACCTATCAACGTAATCCTTTTATCTGCTTAACCTTTAACGAGAACATGATGGATCTTGGGGGTCTAAGCGACATAAAATTAATTGCTTCTGTGCAAGAACGGCTTAATGAACTAGACACACTTGAACTGTGGCATGCTCAGTCGAGCATTCCTGTTATGATGGTCAACACGGGCATGGTAGACAACCCTGAGATGATTTTAAATGCACTTCGGAACGCTACTGAACCAGGTTCGATGATTGAAATTGCGGGTACGGCCAATGCACCCCTAAGAGATTTAATTGATACTACTCCTACACCTCAACTTCAGCCTGGTTTCGATCGAATGAGGGAAAGGGCGGTCCAAATTATCGAGTTTGTATTAGGTATTCCTCAATACAGTCGTGGCGTAGTAGGTGTAACTGACGTAGCGACAGAGGTGGCTTTGGCGGATACAGCTACTCGAACTCGCAATGGTAGGCGTATTCGGAAGCTAGAAGACATGATTCAATGGGCGGCTGGAGCCATCATTTCTCTTTATGATGAATTCTTACCTGCAGATAGTTTGCTTCCTATCCGTCTAACGGACAGTACTAAAGTTATTGAGGCAAATAGGGAAGCATTAAAATTACGAAATCTAAATGAAACTCAAGGTGCTAGTCCACTTGAGTATGATTATGAAGCAATTGCTTACTCTCCTACTGAGAATCATCGTCTTATTCAGCTAAGAAATATTCAGCAATATCTTCCGATGTTAATGGAAGCGCCTAATATTGATAAAGAAAAGTTAGTTGTAAAGCTCTTAGATTTACTCCTCATGCGAGACTTAGCAATGGAGGCTGAACAGGCAGATGCCCAAATGCCACCAGGTGCAGGTTTTGCTCCTATGCCACCCTCTCCTGATACACTAGCTACGGGAGCGTTACCGCCTGGGGTTCAGGAACCGGTGACTCCGCCATTACCTGGCGGTGGTCCAGGGTCGCCAATGCCTTCGGTCGAAGGTGGTTTTCAAGGGGCAGGCTCAGGTTTTGAAGGGGCAAATTTCCCAGGAGCTAAGTGATGCCACTTTACGATATTAAATGTTTAACATGTGAAGCTAGAACTAATGACATATTCTTCCGACTCGATGCCAAAATCATCTGCCCCATATGCGATGCACCTGCTCGTGCTCTTATCAGTCCCGTTCTTGCTGTGGGGCCATTGCCGTCAAAACCAATCAAGATGGAATCGATCGGTCGAGAGTTCACGTCTAACTCGGAGCTTAGGGCGTATAAAGAAGCTAACCCAGATTTAGCTTTTCATTCTAAAAATGATACTAGCTGGCGCAACCATGTTGACATGGCTAAGAACAAAGCAGAAAGAGTCGCGAAAGCTCAAGGCCACAAGGATTTAGCCGCTAAAAAGGCTTATATCAAAAAAGAAACCAAACGTAAAAATGAGTTGTCGAATTGACTTACACAATTCTTTTAAGTAAAAAGGTGTGGGGGTTTATCCATGGAAGATAGCCAATGTGAAATGGCAGATAATCATGAAAAGGAGCACGAGGCTAGTTCGCCAAGTGAAGCTATTGGGCACTTAATGTCTTCTCCTCCGTCTAGTCCTGAAGAATTTATAGCTAAACTTAAAGAAAGTGGCTATGAATTAAAGCCCGTTAAAGACCACAGCGTACATGAACGTCACGGTTTTCTACCTCCTCCACCTAAAATGGTTATCGTTCGTTTGGACGCGGCCCGTAATGCACTAAAAGGATAGGCTCATGAGTGATACCCCAGAAGCTCCTGTACCTGTTGCGGAGGCACCTGTCTCTGCTCCCGTTGCAGAAGTTGCACCTACTGAATCTCCTGCTGTTTCGTCTTCAGAAGCAGCGGCATCCTCATCAGAGGCGCCCGTTGCCGCAGAGGTTTCCGCTTCTTCGTCCGAGCCCGAGCTTACACATGAGTCGTTTGAGTGGGATTCATGGGAAGGCGGTGTTGACACATTCCCCGAATCAGTTCGTCCTTGGGCTCAAAGTGTTTCAGACTACTATAGCACTAGGTATGGTAAGCTTGAAAATCAACACAAAAATCTTCAAGCACTATATGATTCGGTATTAGTAGGCGGAGAAGATCCTCGGATTAAGCAATACGAGACTGATAGGACAAGTTGGCAGACTGAACGTGAGCAATACGAGGCTAAACAACAAGAGCTTCAAGCGTCTTGGGACAATGATAAATCCCAGTTTGATGCCTACGAAAAGGCTGTTTATCAGTATCATGTTGACCAAGCTGGAAAGCAGCTTGAAGAATTTGTTAATGCTCGGCCTGAAATTTTAAATGATGAAGTTAAATACGAGTTATTTTCATCTTTGTTAGATGAAAAGTGGGATCTGTCTTCCGCAGGTAAGCTCTTAGATATGCCCGAAGCGGCAGTTGAGATAGCGCGGAAAGCGCGAGCCGAAGGAGTTCCTCCCGCATACGCCCTTAGATTTGCAGAGAAACAAGCTCCTCCCCAGGTGCAAAAACCGCAACCTCGTCCTGCGGCGACGATCACATCTGGGGCAGTCAGTAGAACTACTCCGCATGTATCTACCCGTGGGATGGGGGACGCAAAATCTTTAGAAGAAAGTCGAGCTATGGCATCTGCTAGAGCTTTAAAAATCCACAAATGATAGGGGGAGACAATGGCTATTTCGCCTGATGTCCTAGCAACCGCACTTGAAGAGTTGATGCCGTCATACTCGGAACTTTTTGTTTCTTGGCATCCAGTGTTGGAAAATGTAGTTAACAAGGGTAACCTTTCGCGGGAAACTCTTAAGGGTCCATACCGTGAGTTTGCGGTAGTTACTGATGGTCCAGGTGATGTTACTCAAGTCCTTACGGGATCTGAGGTTATCGCTGGTGGTCGTCGTCAAAACGCGGTTCGTGGTAACACGTATGCGCCTCGTTTAATTTATGCGTTTGACGTTCCTGGTAAAGACCTTGCAGAAGCAAACGGGGAAATGGACCTTGCGCGTATTCTTAAGAACTATCCTGAGCTTGCGCTTAGTGATTTTCACGAGCGTATTGCCGATCAGGTAGCTACGGGTAACGGTACCAACGTAGGTGGTTTTCTCACTTTTAACGGTGATACTACTTACAATCCCGATGGTACTGCACGATTCGGTGCGTTTGAGTTTAATGCTCCAGCGGCTCAAACTTTGACTCGTTTTGGGCTTGACCCCGCGTCAGTACCGGGTTGGCACAACCAATATGGTCAGATCACTTCGTTTGCTGTGGACGGTAAGTCTACGATGCGTCGTGTCTATTATGCTTGTTCTCGTCAAGGAAAGACGCTGGGTCCGGTGGATTTGCTTCTCGGTGATGAGGAAAGCTATCTCAACTATATCGAGGACTTGGATGATCAAGTTCGCGTTAGCAAAGTTGAGGGCGATAAAGCGCCATCAAATGTTCGTCAAGGTACTAAGTTCCTCGACGCGGACTTCTACTTGGAAGACTCAATTAATCCTGCACTATTTAATGCTGGCGCGGGACGAAACGGTGTCATCTACATGTTGAAGACCGGAACCTGGCACGCTTACACTATGGGTCATGATGCAAATCGTGAAACCAAGGGTGATTTTGCTGTCCGTGGTCCTTTCCGTATCCCAGAGCAAGATCTGTGGCGTTATGAAATTGTACTCATGATGGGTATGCACACTACTCAACTTCGCGCTAACGGCGTCATCGAAGGTGGCTCTATCCCATAGGGGTAGAGTTATAGGAGAAATATTATGTCACAATCAGCAATGGGTATTGATATTACCCTCGTATCTACGGATCAGCAGATGCCATTGGGCTTCATTTATGTTGACCCAGCTTCAGCAAATCAAGCCATCGGAAGCCAAGGCCGTAAAGAATATATTTACGTCAAGGCCTCCGAAAATATTGGGATTTATGACGTCTGTGTCCGTCTAAGTGGGACTCCGAACTATGGTGATCCTTCAACACTCGGAACAGGTATCGCTCAAAGTAATAGCGGTGAAGCGCTTAAACGCGTTGTTGGTGTGGCTATTAAAGCCATTCCAGCTAACAGCTACGGCTTTATTCAGCGCAAAGGTATTGGTTGGGTCGTGTCTCATGCTGCTTTTGCTGTAGACGGAGGTCTTATTCCACAGGCTGCGGGGCGTGCTGACGATAATGCGGGAATTACCGATGTTTCGTTTGGAATTGCTTTAGCTCCCGCCGGTGCAGCGGGAATTGTGATTCCTGCCTACCTTGACTGCGAAGGCTAAACTTCACTCAGAGTAAGGAAAGGGGCAGATGAACCTTGGTGAAATCAGGACGAGAATATTTAATCAGATTGACTGGTCGCCAACGACCAGTGCTGAAGCGGTAACTCGTACAAATGGTTTCATTAATCGTGCTTACGAGCAACTTTGTTTAGAAGCTCCTTTCCTTTTCTTTGAATCTGAAGTTAAACTGGCTACTAAGCCAGATGTTGTGTCGAAAGACACAATTAAGGGGGTTGCTGTTATCCCCGGTGCTACCCCGGTTTTACCTGGCACGGAGCATTACGATCGTTTAGTTTTTGGAAACGATATAGCAGCACCTACCCAGCGGTACCTTGACGAGATTAATGGGGCTACTGCGGCTCCTGCCACACTCCCAATTGGGGCTACTACTACACAGAAACAAAATGAAAGTGTAGACTCGTATCGAGGAAGCCCTTGGGTATTTAGGTGGAATCTATTCGGTACAGATGCTAACTGGCAGGCTTTTGTAGATGGGGCGTTGTGCCTCCAATTGATGGTTCTTGGGACGGTCGATCAATCGATCTACAGGCTACTGATGGTTCCTGGCACGAAAATCGAGTTCGAGAAATCTGGGTAGAGCGGACTACCGTCGGTGGTGCTTATAAATATACGTATGTAGTTGCACTCTGGGAACCGTTTCCGATGGAGCAGTTTGATGTAACAACTGCTATGTTTAAGTATCGCATTTATACTGAAGAATATTACTTCCCTGACGATGTAATTAAAACACATTCTCTTGTTTTAAAAGATGATCAAAGGAGTTATCCTTTAGATGTTCTTTTACAGGAAGAAGCTGAACAGTTTTCACTTACAGATCATTTTGAGATGGCAAGTGGTACTCCATCTGTGGCTTATCGCAGGGCACACTTTCAATTACCTGCTCCGAACACGGCTCCTTTGACTTCTTTGTTCAACTGGGCGTCGCCTAAACTGTGGCGTGGACCGGAACCAGCGGGCGCATTTAGTTACGTTGTTACTTACTGTATCGGTCAAAGAGATCTCTACTACCGGAATCCTGGTCCCGGTATGTTTGATGAAAGCTATACCAATACACTTTTACAGAATGGTCAGTTTGCCCCAAGCGCCGACCCTACTGCTCCTGGCCCGGCTCCAGGTTCAAGTGTATACCCGAATGCGGTAGCGTCTAATCGATTCCGGGAACCCCTCTGGGAGTCTGCTCCGTCCCCTGTGTCCTCAAAGGTTGAAGTTAAACTTTCAGGGGAAACATCGGGAGCAACTTTAGCAGTTACACTTCAAGTCCCGAACATTACATTTATGCTTGGAATGCTTGGTGGCGGCAGTTACTGGAGATCAGCCGTGGGCGCTGCTGATGATTTTAGTCAGGCGTTTGGTGATCATTCAGGTGTTCGCGTTCGGATCTACCGACGAAGATGGACACAAGACTGGACAGGCTACAATCTGCTAAACAATAACACTTTTAAGGGAGCGCACTATACGTCACTTGTAGGGGGAGCTAATGTCCCAACAGGGCATATTGAAGTATCAGACGCTTACTATCTTTTGGGTGAAATGCAGGTTACTCATAGTAATCGAGGTATATTTATTGACGATGGTCAGGTAACCCCTGACTATAATCGTCGGCTAAGAGATGTACATGGTTATCAGTCAATGGGCTTATACCCTGTACCTAGTAAACGTTTTGAATTTAAAATTCGTTGTTTACGGCGGCCACCTAAACTTGTAGACGACCAAGACGCCCCACTAGTGCATGCGGAAGCATGTAACTTACTTGTTGATCTGGCTGCTTCTTATTGGTACGAGGCACAAGGCGCTATGGGCTCATCGAATCGTATGCGTGAGCGTTATGACCGAGCCTTATTTGACTTGAAGAAAAGGTATGGTAACTTACAGAGCCAAGCAAATCCTCACTTAAAGAGGTTGTCTCGAGCACGAGCAGGCTTTAGAAGGACTCGTCCTTTACGTAAGTGGTGGACGCTACCCTAACCCAGGAGAAGACAATGGATTTTATTTGTGGTGCAATTTACCGCGTAAAAGGTCAAGAAGAATCGTTTGGTATAATGCTGGCAACCGAGAAGAAAGCCGGTAAATCTCAAGGTTTATTTCAGCGTTTTGGTCATGCGGCTGTACGCATTTGTGATGAATACAATGGTGGAATGGACTTAGAATTAGTTTCTGTCCCTGGCGCACAAGTACCTGTTAAAAAAACTTCGGGCCGGAAGAAACGCCTTGCCCTAGAAAAATAGGGAGGGGCTATGGCCATCAAGCGTAATCGGTCCACTTCCGGTACGTTACAGATCCGAGTTGAGAGTGGTAAATTTGTCTTAGCTGATAATATTGCTTCGAAAATAAGTAATATGAGACCTACAGAAGAAGGCACTTTACGCAGCTTGCGTGGCCCATCGCCCTATCTCCCGTATTATCCTGCGTTTACGCCTCCGTCTGGCGTTTACCCTATGCAGTTAATGGGCCTCCCTCGGGGTTTATTTCATGCAATTATTAAGCGTTACAACCGGGACATTTTGCTTCTAGATTCAGGCGGTAATATCTTTGAGCTTCACGGCTGGTCTCATGGGTGGAAACCTTTGATAGGTACTCTAGCAGGTGTGCAGATTCAGGCCGACATTGTATCGGATATTCGTCCTCGATTCCCTACCCAGTTTGAGGCTACCGACCAGGGCGTCATTATCGTACCGCAAGAAGGCCGTGCTTACTTTTATGATGGTAAATGCGTAGCTCCATTAGGTTACACTGAAGTTCCAGGACCACCTACAGGGCATGGCCCTAGATCAAAAGAAGACTTTGTTACGTTTGCTCGGTTGCAACGAGGTGCGTTTGTAGCACCTGCTACATACAATTCAGATAAGTATATCTATGGTGAAGAGATTGATTTAGGTGCTAAAGAGGGCGAAGCCGATCCTTTGCTTAACAATCTAGATTATGCTCACGATGCCCAACAAGGGTTTAAAACCTCAATGCATAAAGACTTTGGCGTTTGCCGGGTAGGCACCGTAGCCCCTAATCCCGGAGATGTAGGTGTTGAAGGTATCGTTAAAGATTCTAGGTTTAGAGCCGCCGTGCAGTGGATTGACCGTTGGGGCAATCTGTCACCTATAGGTGGTCAAAGTGATGATGTATATATTACTGAGCAGCCTTCTTTTACGTATTCAGGTGATCCCTCAGCAAGCCCCCCTACAACAGCAGTTGGTCCCGGCAAGGTTGATTTAGTACTAAAACAAATTGCGTGGACCAATATTGAGCCCGGACCAGAACGAACTATTGGCCGTGTACTATGCCGGACAAAAGATTTAAACAACTCGGGTACGGCTAAACTGTTTAGTTTGAGAGCCTATGCCGCCGAGGGGGGCCAGAACTTTGCTACGATCCCTGACAACGAAGCTACACTATTTCCTGATAATGTACCTGATGCATGGTTGTTTAATAATCCGCCTTCACCCCTGCCTATTCCAGCTTTTAAATTAACAAGGCTAGCGTTTGGCCGTCATTTTATAGCGAACATTGACGCAGAAGATGGCCTTGTTCGTTGGTCAATGCCAAACAAATGGGGCACTTTTTTACCTGATGACTTTATTTTTCCAGATGCAACGGGTAAAGAGATTACAGGCCTTTGGCGCTGTAAGCAAGGTTTGCTAGTTTTCACCTCTGACAGCACCTACCTAGTTACGCCGAATGATTCCGGGCAAGGCTTTAGGAGTCAAACAATTAGTGCTACCGTAGGTTGTAGTGCTCCTAGTTCGTTAGCCACTTTAGAAGACGGTACTTCCGTCTGGCTGGGCCGGTACGGTTTTTATGCATTTACGGGCGAAGGTGTACGTCTTATTAGTGATCCTATTGCACGTACAATCAACACCCTCAACCAAGCGCGTCTAAGGCAGGCCTGTGCCGCTGTAGACTTAGAGACGGGGGAATACCGCTGCTGGGTGCCGCAGTACTCTTCTAGGGCCAATACGCTGTGTTTAATCTATGATGGAGTGGGTTGGCGCGAACGTACAGATGTGACTGCAGCATCTGTGTGCGTAACCCGAGACCACCGGCATTATATGCTCGCAGCGGGTATAAGTGCGGGGACGTTTAGTCCAGCCCCTCCATCTCCCCCCGCTTATAGCGTATGGACGTTAGACCACGAAAACCAAGCTTTTGTACCTAATCGAGGTGAAGCAGTAGTCGAGACAGCATGGTTAACTGGTTTAGCTGATAAAGATCGAGCAACTCCTTTAACTGTGTACTTATGGTTACGTGAGACGAAAAGTAAACTAGCGGTAACTCCTAACTTTGATAGCTCTAGTCCGACCTTAACCCTAGAGGTTGCGCGGGATTGGCGGGAAACTACAATCCAAACGGTAACTGCGAATTTAATTCCTGATGATGACGTACCACCTTTTTACGCAGAGACGATTCTAGGTAGCGGTTCAAGCTGGGTACGAAGGCGTCCTTATTGGGTTCGTGCTATGATCTATGTCCCTTCTTGCGAGGTCTTTAAGTTACGCCTAAAGAATAAGGGAGATTGGGAATTTTTAGGTCTAGTCTTCGATGAGCAGCCCAAGAAAAGCGGTGGTGCCCGTATTCCAATTTCAAATAGTTAGGAAATAATATGGCTTGGAAACTCTCATTACACAATATGAAAGATCGCCATGCGCTTTCAGTTACAGATATAAATGATAACTTTACAACGGTTATTGACGAAGTAGGTTTTCTTAATGAGCACAATTGGACGCGAAGATCTTTCTATCGAGTAGGCGGCTTTAATGTTGTACGTGACGTGAAGCCGGATGCTGCTTTTGTAATTAACCAGACGAGCGTAGAGAAGAATCCTAATGAAGATCTTGAGAATGACTTAAACCTCATGAATTTAGATCCTTCAGGCAAAGGCTTTAAAATACCCGCCACTGCGGGTTGGGAGCATGTCCCGACACAAAGCGGAACTCAAGGCGATACAATGACCATTACCACTAAGGGTGGTTTATTATGGATTATGGCCTCGTTTCAACACAGCAGCGGCACAGCCTGGTGGGGCGTTCCCCTTTCTAGACAGCCTACGGCAACAACTCCTGCAGGCTACGAAACGGCGTTACTAGCGGTAAGCCCTTACTCGGTAGGTGCGGAGTATGCGTTACAACTAGATGGGTCGATTATTCCCGAATCAATACTCGGGTCCGGTGAAAATACCGTTCAAGATAAAGCAGAATTACGCAGTACTAAACTTACCATTAGTGGAGTAGAATACACTGTTGGCCGTGTCAAGGGCTCTACTCCAGGCTGTTATGGTGAGCGGCTCCCGTGCGTAGTTGAAGCCGTAATACCCGTCCCTCCAGGGGTGCATACAATCCGTTTAATGGCTCGAGTACCAAATGCAGATGCAGGTGAGGAATCTCCTCAAATTTTTGAGGCCGCTAAAGCCACAGGTGGCGGACTGATTACTGATACAATCTTTACACCCCTAAACTGGTGTACGAACCGAGAACTTATTGTTTTTGAATTAACGAGGTAAAGATGCCAATACCGCCACAAGTAGTTTTAATGGGAGTTCAAGCGCTTCAATCCCTAGCTAGTGACTTTGGACAGAAACAAAAGTTAAAGGAGATGAAAGGACAAGCTTCGACTCCAGGGGCACCTGAGATGGGAGTCTTAGCTCAGCAGGCGGCGACCACTGCGTCCGACCTACAAGACCTACAGACGAGTTTAAGAAATAAGGCAGAAGACGATACCATGGAGGATGCGTTAGATGCCTGAAATTACCTTTGTACCCTACATTGAAGGCGAAGTCTATGATGCTTCGTCTTTAAATACACGGTTTACGGCTGTAAAGACTGGCCTTGAAGGAATTACACCTGATGGTTTAGGTCCAGCCGCGCTTGGCTCCGAGCATGTCCCTGCACTAGCAGGGTATACAGAAAAAGCTACTACACCTCAAACGCCACATTTAGTTTCAATTGAGGGCACAACTTATACCCATTTTAACCACACTAGTAATCAGCATTTACCTACAGTAAACCTAGCTGAAAATCCTGTGAGATGGCCATCCGGTGGTGGTGGTGGTGGTAATGCTTACGGTTCGAATCCAGGTTCATGGATTCCAATTCAAGTAGGCAGCACACCTACACCGCTTGAAGTGTACTTTGAAGATGCAACCACTCTTTACCCTATTCATTTAAAACGGGCAGCAGCGTTAGCCGAGAGCAAGCCCTGGGCGCAGGGACTTGTAGTTATGCTAAACGTACATTTCCACAAGCTTATTCGAGATACCTCTACTACGATTAAATCTGAATCACGTTTATATGCGGCCTTTTGTATCCAGGTATTTGTGGGCGATACGATTGAGGCAGGCTCGTGGTATATTATTAAGCGTTCAATTCGTTTCTTATCCGAAAAAATCCTTCCTACCTATAAAACGGCTACGTTAGGAATTCCTTATGCTAGCGAATATGCTAAAATAGAGAGTTGGATCGATGTACCACTTCGTACAGTTATCCGTCGAGAAGACCTAATTGACTTTGGTTTCGCGGATAATGCTACAATGCCTCCTGTACTAGGTGTCCGTGCTTGTGTCGGAAAATGGGAAGTCAGAGCAGGCCCGGTTCAAGCCGGGTCTTATGGTGGGGCGGCCCCTTCAGGCCAGCCAATTGTAGGCTCAACGGCTAAAATTGCAATTAGACAAGGCAACATGACTATTTTTCCTATGCACGCTGCGGCAGGGGTTACCACTTTTGTAAAGTAGGGTCAAATGACGACAATTAATCTTAATGCATTTACAGATGGCCTTACTGCAACTGGTACTGATGTTAGTGAAAATTTCTATGATCCTCAAGCAGCAGTAGTGGCTACTTCGTTTGAAGCTTTAAATGGTTGGCTCGATTCAGGAAATGTTGAAGCAAACTGGCAAATGGATACTTATCATATTCAACCTAATGCTTTGTCTGAAGGCAAGATGGTAGGGGGCACCGTCGACCAAGATTATTTTGGCAATGCTTTTTTTGATCGCTTTAACGCCTATGAAAAGATTAATGGTGCATGGACCTGGGTAGGCGACGAAGGTAACTTAGGTGCCGGATTTACCCCTGCCCAAAGTAGACCTAATGCAGAGCACAGGTTCTTCCAAGCTATTCCTGGCGGGGGCATTACATTCTACGTTCCTTATGAAAATGCATTCGTATTACTTACTTGGAATATTCGTTGGACTCATGACGGGGAAGCTACCATGAATCTAGATAACCCTGAAAATCCTACGGCTTTAGATGAGCAACGAGCAGCTATTCGACTTTTTGTCAAAACCCCTACCGACGAGGCACCTAGGCCACCAGGATCTTTGTACGCAGATAATTATCGACGTGTTGCGGGTCAGGTAAATATTCAAGGAGGCGCCACTTTACCAGATGAAACTCCATCGGCGCGATTTGATTTTAACCGGCATCGAGAATGGTCCGGTCATTATATTATAGGGGCGGCTGGCACAGGAATAATTGAAGGCACCGGCGACCCCGTTCGTTACGGACCAGGTGCGAATACAGGTACGACTCGCGGTTGGTATAGTGCAAGCTTGAGAATCGCCACTTCAGCAAAACAAGCACGTGTGCAAGTGCGCTCAATGCGCTATATTTGTTTCAAATTAGAAGCACCTACAGCTTCATAGGGGTACGACATGGCAAAAAGTAAGGAACAACGTCAGGCAAACCGGGACGCTCGGTCATGGAACAAGATGAGTACTGACGGGGAAGTGACAAGTATTCCAGCTACAACACGTAAATCTATGGATGAGTTACGAGATATTGCAAACCGAGCCCTTGCAGGTCAAGTTGAATATGACCGAGCGAAGACTGCAGGTACGCTAAAAGACAGTGCCGAGACTATGGTGCGTCCAACGTCAGCGCCCCACAAGGACTTTAGAGATATGCCCGGTGGCTATTCCTATCGTTTGTACGATGATGGTGCGCTTGAGATCATTGAGGTTCCCGCTGGAAAGGAGAAGTTTCTCAATTCTTTTCCAAAGCAAGGAGGGGTGTCGTACAAAGCAATCTTTAAGCAGGTTACAGGATCTCCTCCAGAAGCAAAAGCGGTACAACCTGCTGTTGCATCCAAAGCGGCTATTCCAGAACCACCTAGTATGCAATCGCCTGCCAGAGCGGCTGCACTAGATTTAGGTGAAGCTACAATTACTCCAGACAGTGCTTATGAAGGTGCTCCTGACGGGGTGTATAGCGACCCAGGTCCCGCAATGCCTAAGGCGCATAAGCGTCGTAAGGCGCGTAAATTCACTGGGGGCGGTCGTACCAGTCCTGTTCCTGTCACTCCTGTTCAACAGGCGGAGAATTATATAGCAACAGGCTTGGGGAATCTTCGGGATGTGGCCCGACGTGCCCTGAGCGCGTATGCATCCGAGACTGAAGAAGATGAGGTGGAGTAATGGCTAATGGGCGTCAAGAGGGTACGGTTGATCCAGATGGATACGCGAAGAGAGGTCCTTTCCAAACAGGGAAGACCGAATTGTCCAACACCCAGGCTTCGGGCGATTATGGGGACGAGTACCTGAAAAAGAGGCAAAAAGAAAAGCTTGCTGATTGGGAGGGAAATCCCAACAAAGCTTGGAAAGCAGAGAAGAAAAGACAGAAGTGGCTTGAGAAGCAAGCGCCTAACTATGACTTTTTGAAAAGTCAGTACGGAGATCAGGTCGCACTCGACATGTTTGATCGTTACCGTAATATGCAGGCGGATATGCTAGCTGGAAAAGGTGTTAAATCTGATGCTGAGATGCGTCAGGAATTAGACCGGATCCGTACAGCAGCAATGCAGGAAGAGGCTGCGAAAGCAGAGGCTTTAGAACAAGGGATGTTATCTCAAGGTCAAAACGCTGCTATGTCTGCTGCCCTCAAAGCGATGCAGATGAAGAATCGTGGAGGAGAAGTCTCTGCTAAGGCTGCTCGGGATGTAGAGGTGTTATCTGACGCGGCAGATGCTCAACGGGCACAGCAATTTAACGCGTTAGGCTCGGCTTTAACTTCGGCTTATGGGGGCCAAGAAGGTCAGAATACAGGTATGACTCCAGGTCAACAGGCCCTACTAGGCTTTGCTCAAGGGGCAGGTGCTGGCGGCGCACTAATGATGGAAGACCTTATTGAAAAATCTTCAGGCGCTTAAGGTAGAACTAAATTATGGCAACGGAAAAATCTAGCATTACTAACGAAGAGCTATCTAATCTTTCTTCGGAAGAGCAGACAGGTCTAGAAGATCAGTCTAAAGTCATTCGTGATCTTCGACGCAAAGTGGGCAGTGCTCGTGCAATGCAAGTGGTAGGTTCTATTCTGGCCATCCTGGGTAATCGCCCTGATCTTATCCCCCGTTTAAAACCAAAGTTCGGGCTAACTCGAGACGAGGTTGCAGCCAGGCAGCAGGCTCTCAGAAAAGAACGTTTTGGCTTGATGAAGGATGCGGATGAGGCAAACCGTGAAATATTGAAGCTTCGAGCAGATTTAGGCAAGGGTCAGCAGCAGGCTGAAAAATCGTTGTTTGAAACAATGCAACGAATGTATACCGGCCTAAGTAATAATGCTTCAAGGGAGTCTCAAAAAAGAGGCGACATTCGCGCCCGAAGGGCTTCCGAACTGTTAGACCAAAAAGATAAAATTCGTGCAATGCTCGTACCATCGGACTCTCGTGGTGCTCTTAATGTAGCAGCGGCTGCAGATTCTTTGGACGTGGCCTTGGGAGGCAAGTTACTGGGCAACGAGCAAACTGTATCGGGATTTACTCCTGCAGATCTCGCGGAGATAAATAAACAGGCAGCAAAGCTAAAAACTCCAGGTGAAAAGCGTTTCTTCTATAATCAAGTCGTCCCCGGACTGGTTAATGCTAAAGATCCGCTTAACAGCCGACTCATGGGTACTTTTAAAGGTCTTCCAGTAGCGGAAGCAAACCAACTTTCACTCATGAAAGGGATGTTAACGGAAGACTTAGAGAGACTGCAGGAAGTTAACGCAGAAAAAGCAGCCCTGACGAAAAAGGCCACTGATGAGTATGAAGCTGCTTTCCGTTCAGTAGGAGGCGGAGGCCGATTTAACCAAGGTCAGTTTGATCAAATAAAAGAGGCTATTCTAGGTGTCAGACAGGCCTCAAACACACAAGAATCGGATGCTGTTTTAACTAAACTTCTTGCTGATCTAGAATCGCCCTCGGAATACCAATCCGCAAGACAGCAAGAAATTGAGAGATTACGTCTAATGGAGCAGGCTCTGGATGATGAGCTTGGCCCACAACCTGTGCGGGAAGCTATTCGCCGCATGGAAGAATCGCCTGCAACACAGAAAATGAAGCGTCAATTGGCAGATCGCGGTTACAAACTAGACGATCGTTCTGTGGTTCGACTGATTATGCGTAACACTCGCATGCAGATGGAGGCAGGTACCGACAAAAGTGCGGCGGACATGAGCCAACTAAACAGCATGATTTCTCAAGGTAAAAATATTACGGACGTAGATTTACCCATTAAAACGGAAGATGTTGAGGTAGAGGCTACTATGCAGCAACCTGCTGAGTCTAACCGAGTGGAAGCTTTGAAAGTAAAAGCGAAGACGAATGTAGATGTGCCTACTAGTGCAAGTTTAGTTCAAGGATCCGAACCGGATACGGAGCAAAAGAAGAAGAAGAAGCTTGAGGATACAGGTCTAGGTGACTTAAGCCAAGAAGATCTATAGACTGGAGTGACTTATGGCGGAACCAACTAATCCTAAGCCTACTTCTCCGTTCCTAACTGATCAGATGGCGCTTGAACGCTCAGAAATTGATGAGTATAGTGCAGGTTTAAATAGGTGGGCTGCAAGTCGAGCCCAACAACTTGAGCCTGCGGAGCCTGCGGAGCCTGTAGATCTGCCCGAGTCAATAGGGGCTAAAGTTAGTCCTTCGGTCGATACGCCAGAGCCCATGCCTGCAGACGACTCTGTGTTTGTCTCACAAAAAGATTCGGATGAGCTAGAAGCGAAGCAAAGACACCTCATCGAGGGCCTTACGAAGGCGGGTTGGAAAGACTTAAGCCTAGATACTTTGCGCTCTCGTATCTCAGCAGGAATTGCCGAACAGTATCCTAAAACAGCTTCTGCTCCCAAAAGGAAAGGCTTTAGTACAACAAGCTTAGAACAGTCCTCTTACGGTCCAAAAGCTTGGGTTCGAGATGCGCAGAACTATATCGATCCTGAAAATAACTATCCTGCAACAGAGTTGCCCTACTATGGTCAGAGCAGAGGGTTTAACCGCCCCATTGGCTGGTTATTTGGCAGAGAGGGGTTTACCGGCGTACAAGAAGGGGAAGAGCCCGCACCTAAACTTGAAAATTTACAAGCTCCCACGGCCCGTGAATTAATCGGACAGGCACAAGCAAGTATCCGAGAAGAAGAAGACGGCCTTAGCTTTGAGAACTTTGAGCCTTTAATGATCACTCCAGGAGCCTTGAAAGTTCTACGCTTAGACTTAAGGCGGATGGGAATTCCAGAGCAGCAGGCTGAAGCCATTCCTTTAGAGTATGTAGCTCCTTTATGGGACCGTGTTCGAAAGCAGAACAGGCAAATCTCTAAACAACTTAAAGAAGCCGACAAGATTTCCGACATAAACCTAGTTGGTTCGGCGCGTGTCTTAGGTCAAAAAGAAACAAAAGAAGTTCAAGCCAAGCTGTCTTCTGATCCCGATGTACAAGCCTTTCAAAAGGCCGTACTAGCATCGAAGCCAACCAAAGGAGCAAAAGATGCGCTATTAAACGCAGGCTTTACAGATCGAGACCAAGACTTGCTAGATGCGTATGAAGCTTTTGAGATTCAAAATATTGATTCCTACCAGGACTATGCACGAAAAGTTGAGTCCAAGCCGAAAGTTGTAGGGGAGAATAGAGTTAAGTACGGTTCCGTTAGTCCAATCGAAGGTAAAGTGCCTCTCGTCTATATTAAAGACAAAGGTTGGAATATCGATGCAAACAAGATTCATCAAGCCTTAAGCTTTCGTCGGCATCAAGAACTGTGGGCCGATGAGTTAGAACGTCTTGAAGGAGAGGGCCTTACTACAGAAACAGCTATGCAGCAGATCCGTAAGGACGAACCCTTCTTACTTGATATTAAGAAGAAAGCGGAAGATTATGCATATAAAAGAATTCTGACTTTTCTAGGACAAAGGTCTGGTTCGGTTACACCCGTATTTTACCAACAGGAGGGAGGCTCTAACTACACCTCAGAATATTACGACCCGTATGATGTGCCCTCACCACCGCCTGGCGCGCCAATGACCCCGGCTCAAGCACTCAAGTTTGTAGGCCCTTTTGTTGTTGGTTACAAAGCGCCTTGGGTTAGTACGTCGTCTACCCCCATCTCTCCGGGCAACATCTACGAAGGGAGAAATATTCAAAATATTTCGAAGGGCCAACTCTCTGAGTTTTTACGTTCGGCTTCTTCCACAATAATTGGTAGTCACCTTTTAAGTTGGAGCCCCCCAGATTCGTCCGATCCACAGGTTGTATGGGAGTCCCTATGGGAACACTGGGGTTCGCCAGAGCACTATGAGGAACTAACTACTGGGCAGTTTGATCTGACAGAACGATTTTATGACGTAGGGGACAGAACAACACAACTATTGCAAGCAACTCCGGGCGTAGGCAACTACGTTCCAGACTTTGAGTACTTAGGGAAGAAACGACTTGGCTTAGCTTTGGGATTACCTATCCTTTTGACTGACTTCGATTACCTAGCTTTAACAAGCTTTGGTCTAGGTAGAGTCCTTAAACCGGTTGCTCGTGGTATTCGCATGGTTCAGAATAGCAATACGATTGAGGCACTAGAATCAATAGCGAAAACAATGGCGGATACGCCTGTACTAGCGAGAAAAGAGTTACAAACAAAGGTAGCAAAGTCAAAAAAGGGTACAGTTAGTCCTCTCCTTAAACTTATTGATGCTAGTGTCGGTTCTAAGCTTCAACGAAATGACGTGAATAGTGTCTTTGCTCTTAGCGATGAGATCAAGAGGACACAAGATGCGGTAGTCTCTGCGGAGAAAAAATTAGATGAGGCTAAAGCTGAACTTAATCAGGCGAATATTGCAGCCGCCCAGCGAGAAGTGAACTTAGCTAAAAAGGAAGCATTTGATGCTCAAGTTGATGCCTCTGCAAACATCCAAGCATTGGCCGAGCAAGAGTTAAAGGTAGCTCAACGGGTCGAAAAAGACGCGTTCGTAGGTCTACCTAAAGTCAAGCTTACAGACGCCGCCGATATAGACAAAGTACATGAGGCCGCAAAGTTAAATTTTTCCTCTCTGCTTGAGGAGCCCTTACCTGGTGGCTCGCTTAAGTCTGAGGTATGGAAGGTTGAGTCGGAATACCAAGTAAAACGGCGTCAGTTGATTTCCGACATTGCAGATACTTTATCCGCTCAGGAGAAAAAAGCGGGCAGAGTTCTGCGCCGTACTGCGGCAGAAGTAAGAGCCGAAGCCAACCTTACAGATCTTAGTCGAAAGATCGCACAAACTGAAAAGTTGATTGAAAGCTTATCTGCGGCAGCTAAGCCATCTGAAGCTATGGTAGAAACGCGAAAACTACTAGAGCAAAAGGAGAAGGACCTTGCTAAGGCATTAGAGCCTGATCTTAAGATCATAAACAAGCTAGGCTACAGTAAGCGTCTACCGGTGCAAGAACGATGGGAGCGTTATCTCGCCGACTATCCCAAGAATACCCGGCCTAAAAGGATTGCCGCACTAAGATCCGAGATTCAATCTCTCAATGATGTTCTCTCTACTGAGGCACAGCGACTAGCAAAGGCAGACAACAAAGCCGATCTAGGCATAGCGCAAAATACGTTAGAACGCCTTAGATTAGAACAGAGAAAAGCTCTGTACACATTAAGAGATCGACAGCAAACTCGCTTTAAACGTCAGCCTGTCTTCGGGGAAGAGCTTTTAGAGCCTGAACAGGTACCCTTCAAAGAGACTTTGGAGAACCTGAACAAGGACGAGAAGTCCGCATTTATTAAGAAAATTCAGCGAGCATACGCGGACGAGAGCGGCATTTGGCGTGGTCAGATCACACGACGCACGCAAGGTAAAACGTACTACTCAAAGCCTGTTCAGGTTCAAATTGAGGGTGGTCAAATTCTAATCGGCAGAGGCTCTGCCATGGATGCTGCGCCTGAGTTTAGACCTGTAAGTCGTGCGGAGTTGCAACAGAAAGGGATCGAAGTTCCTACGATTGACCCTAAGCGCTTCGAGGGAAAAGCCGCTGAAATTCCTGAAATGGTTACGGCACGAGCCGAGTTCAGGGAAGCCCTGGCAGAGGTCGAGGCTACTCGTTTAAAGGAGTTAAAAGCCTTGGGGCTGACGCCAGAAGATCCTGTTTTGCGTGAGTTGACTAATGCCGCAAAAGCCCTCGATAGGGCTACCGCACAGCGTTATGCGCTTCAGCGCTCTGTTGCCAGATTGATTGCAGAGGAGAAACTAAAAGAAGCTAAGGCTGCTTTTAAGGCGTTAGTTAATAAAAAAGTTTCCCCTATCGACGGACAACTCTTACGAGCTAACGCTCAAGAGTCCCTGATAAATGCGCAGAAACTACTACAGGCCAAAAAATTAGCGGCTGAACGTACACAGAATATTCTTCGTGAGACTCTTACTGAAATTGCGGACTCGTTACGTGCGGAGAATCGACTTCTAAGAACGGGCGGTAAACGCTACTCTAATTTCTTTGAAGATATGGTTCAGCGCCTTCCGGTTGGAAGTGTAGCATTTGCTCAGGCCGCGTTAGGTAAACAGGCCAATCGGTCTTTGCTGGATGTTTATTCCGATGCAGCCCTCTCTATTCCCGACTATGTGAAATACCGTATTAATGGGCTAGGAGGTATCAACATTGAGCGTGTGACGCCTGATCCTATAATCACTTCTCTTTTAAAAACGGATGAAGGCGTAGGCCTTGTTGACGAAGGGGCAGAGGCAGTCATCTCCGCAAAAGAGTTGCGTAGTGGATTAGAAGATCGATATGGAAAACGTGTCGTTAAGGATTTTATTGCCGCGTCAGAAAAGGGCGAGCAGCGGGTACCTGACTGGTACACAGGAAGATCATATAAGGAATTGTTGGATTCAACTGAGACCAAATTTAAGATTGAACCACAGGAAATTGCCTTACTGCAATTGGTAGAAGACAAGCTAGCCGTCAACGCCAACGCCTTCTGGAGACAAAGTCAAAACTTAGATCTAGCTTACCAGCTTAAGATAATGGAATCCTCTTTTGCTCGAAGCGGCGTCTTCGGATTTATAAGAAACGTGTTTAGATCAGGCGCTCTAGCTGAAAGAGACATGAGTGACGAACTTAGACTGGTCATGCAGGAAGTGGAGAACCTGTCTAGTCGAGGACGAGAAGAACTAGAGTCTCTGATTCGATCTTCGATTGATGAGGGCCTTGATACTTCCGAAACTGTACGCGTTCTTAAGAATTACATGGACGGTACGGCCATCAGAATAGGCTCAGAGCGCAATAAGATGGGAGAGACCTACATAAATCAGGGCGTGAACTTATGGCAATCAGTACGCACCAACTTACTTAACGACGCTGTATGGACAGGCGAAAAAGCAGGTAAAAAATTCCTTGTTGGCCGTCGAGGTGCAGAGGCAAAGGCCGAAGCTCTTGCTCGTCTGGAGAAGAGAGGAATTACTGAGGAAGATGTTATTGCTAAATACATCGAAGGTAAAGAAGTTGATGGCGTTCTACCTGACTCGGTACAGGCAGAGGCTCAAGCTGAATGGACAAAGACACTGGCAAAAGAATTTGAAAAAGTTCTAGGTATAGACTCAATCCCTTGGGCAAAAGGAGCGACAGATGCACCTAAAAGTTTGTTAGCACTCTCAAAAGTATGGTATCCGCGAGGGGTAACTGCTCCGATACCCGCCGATAAAATGCTTCGGCATGCATATACGGCTCTCCACGCAGCACCTGATTTTCCATCTTTTATGACTTATATGAAGAAGAAGATGTATGCGCCTACAACTAGTGGCGGGATAGGCGCTGGCGACCAAGAAGACTTGCTAAGGGCATACCATGGCGCGGTATTAGCCTCTATACACGCTAAGGTTTACACGGAAGGTATCTTGCGAGTAGCTGAAATAGCGGGACCTCGGTTGAATGAGCAGCAAGGAGAGGCAGTTAAAGCATTAATATCAGGCAACTGGTCTAAAGCTACAGGTGGTAAAGAGGCTTTTGTATCCGCTTTAACTCAACTAAACCAATTAGGTATCCCCATCAATACACAAATGGTAGGTGAACAAGTAGACAAGGCTACACGCCTATCACGTCAACTAACAAAAGTTAGCAATAACCCTAATGGTATGGATGCGTATGCGCCTACAGATATTATCTCGAGCTTGAATGAGGCACTAGGGGCTATTGAAAAAGAGATTGAATTAAATATTAGTTATACGAAGACCGAGAAGTTTATTAATGCAGTGGGAGAAGTCAATGTCATAGGTCCGGTCGCCGCCTGGGCACTCACGCGTCTCCATAACATTTTTGGGACATGGCGAAGGGGTCTTGTCACAGGGCTACTCTTACCTAATCCTCGACATTGGACAAATACCTCTACAGGTAACTTTTTCCAAGATTGGCAAGAGCAGGGCCTTGCAGCCGCAATGCGTTATGGGTTTCAGTCATTACCTACAAACGTCCCCTTTATAGGGCGGGCGATGCAGGATGCAACCTCTCGAGCCTTTGCAGAAGGTAGATTAGGTACACGCATCGGATCTTTGTACAATACGCGACTCCACGACTTTTGGTCGATGCCTACAAGTGAAGCTAGAAAAACCTTTATCCGTGATAGGAAGGGAAGACTCCATAATATTTTAGACCTTCGTATACGTGCTGCACGAGATGGGATCCTAAGTACATTTGAGGCCGAACGGGGCCTTCTTAGTACAGCAACTTTGAGGGCGGTTAGGGGAGAAGAGTCCTTCGCAGGCAAGCTGACGCGTCGAACGGATGACTGGAATAATTCAATTGCTCAGATGATGGTATATGCAGAACAGCGTAACCGAACAGCCTTCTGGTTAGATCGTATTATTAGAGAGGGTGACTCTTACGCAGATGCGAGAATTGCAACCTTGAACGCACGTTATGACTGGAAGCATGGTATATCTAGATTTGAAAGAGCCAAGCTAGTACACTTGGCCGCGTTTTGGCGCTGGTTCAGTTTAGCTGTACGTAGACACCTAAGTGCTATATCGGATAGTTTTACGGGCAAGCCTGGTCTTCTCCGAACACTTACGGGGACAGATAAACTAGGTCGAATACGTCGTCAGCTTAACGTAGCAAAAGCGATAAAAAACTATTCGCGAGAGGACTCCCCCGAACAGTACGATTCTCCAGAGGCGCAGTGGGATGATTTGATGTTGCACATCGATCAGTGGTGGGCAGATTCACATGTTACCGGGGGGCAAACAACAGCCCCGCTGGATTCTACAGTTTACTGGAAAGATCTTACAGGTAAAACTTATACCCACACTGTCATTGCGGGTCCGGCTATCCCTGCAGCGGAAATGACAAACTATTTTTTAAGTACCGCTAGTGGACTATCCGGTCTAGGTGCATTGCTTACTAATAGTACGGCTTCGGCTCTTGGGCAGGAGCCACCTTTCCTCCTTACAGGTGGGGATAGTAAATACGGAAAACCTGGTTTTGTTGCTAGTGCCGCTAGTGTACTTGATCCAGTTATCGATCAGTTTCTTCCGCCATTACAGACTATTTTCCAACAGGAGTTGGGAGGCTATCGTACAAGTTACAGGTCTCGGCCTATAAATATAGGAGAGGCGGCTGCACTCGAGACCTTTGGCGGGAAGGATCTTTTTAACTTATTCGGTATGGATGTTCATATTGGTGATGACAACCGGTGGCGTGCAAATGCTCAGGCGCTTGCTCTCGCTCGTCAACTTCCTTACTGGACTCAGTACACCGCGTACTTGAGTAACTACTATACTGCTAAGCAAGATCTTCAACGCAACTATTATCTCGGTGCTGCTACTGTATTAGGTAACTTTTTAGGTATTAGGAAAGTACCGTTTAGTCCTGAAGAACAGCTTAAGTGGGATATGCGTAAGATTCAAAATGAATTGAAGGAAGAAGTCGAAGCTGCTAGACTGCCTATGGAACGAATTAAAGTTAGTTCTGATTTAGGATTTGATTAACTGGTCTGAAGAAAGATCAGCAGCTTTAGGCGAAGAGCCTTCTGGAACCTTGAGGAGAGGAGAAATCAATGCCGCCACTGTTTAACGGACGTTATGTACAGCAACTACCGACCAAGAGCGCTCCTAAGAAAGAGGCGCCTGCGTTGGAATCAGAAGATTTAGATTTAGCAGAAATAACTCAAACAATCTCTGCTATAAAAGCTTGGTTAAAAACTACTCCGTCCCAAGAAGAGGCGATGGAAGTTTTTCAATATGAACTTGATCACTTAAACCGTAGCGGAGCAGTAGGCCCGAGCGGGTGTTTAACTACTTACTTAGAGAAATAGGAGGCTCTTGTGCCTAGCGTAAAAAATAAATGGGTCAAACCTGGAGGCGGATTTAACTACACAGAAGGTGTGCGAGTTAAGAACGCGACCGGAGCAACAATTCCTAAACATTCTATCGTACAGATTCGGGGTGTAGCGGGGGATGTAGGTACAATAGAAAAAGCTAACGCCGCTGCTTTAGACACTCTTAGTGGGCGTCTACTGACACTTCGTCATGATATTCCTGCGGGCCGTTATGGTGTAGCTACTCCTTGGATTATTATTTCGGCCAATACTGCTGCGGGTGGTGCTCATGCTAAGTGGTATGTAGATCAGGGTGCAAATGCCGGAAAGATCTCCTTGACCGCTCCATCAGGCGCTGGCGGTCAAGACCGCGTAATTGGCTACACATTAGGTGCTCCTTCGGCCACTGGGCATATCCTGCTTGCTGATACTAACGCTATCTAAGCAAGATCTAGGGGGTCACCGTGTCTAACTCATCTTTTCCAAGGATGCGCTACAGCGATGTAGTTGAGCAACAAGTCCTAGATGCAAGTGGTAATTTCTATGCAACGGCTGCGGGTGCTCCTACTGCGGAGCTTCAAGCGGGTGCGCAGACAGCCGCTGTTAGCATTGCTGGTTGCACTCAGTTGGATATCTTTGTCAACGTTACTGACCTTTCGACTGCAACTAAACTGTACATTAAAGTACGCTTCTCCGGGAAGCAGACGCCAAGCATTGCAACTAACACAGACTGGGGCTACATCCAGATTGATAATATTGCGGGAGCAACCGGAATTAGTTCCGTTCAAGACTACATGATTGAGATTGATTTGAGGAATGTCAACGGGATAGCTTCAGCTAACCCTCGCCGTTACATCTCACGGATTCAACAGATTAGTGGTCGACATGCAAGTGCCATTGTCTGGGCCGACCAAGGCGAACCTAAAGGTGCAGTCTACTTTATGCGACAGGGTGGTAGTATGTAGCCCAAGGGGGGCGAATGTCTATAAGTACGGACTTACTTGCATACTATCGTTGCGCTAACGCTAATGACGAGCAAGATACTTACAATGCAACCCTTTCGGGCGTCACTATTACTGCCAATGGTAAGTATGGTGACGGCTGGTTGTACACGGGTAGTGTTAACGACGTAGCTACTACGCCGAACATTACGGTTAACACGGCAGCGTCGGGCTATTCTGCGTCGTGTTGGGTATACAACATTAACAATGGTGCCGCAGGTGCAGGTAACGCTACCTCGTTCTTAACTGACACTACGACGAATGCCGCGTATATGCCGTTCTATTTAGGCTATAACTTTTCCGGTGCGAAGAAAGTCTTTGCACATGTCGAAAGCGGCGGATCCGGCTACTACGAGCCGGTCAATTTAATTGGGACCAGTACTCAATTGATAATTGATGGTAGTGCTGCTCCGTATGTTAATGCCTGGACTCACATAGCAATTGTGGCCTCGGGAACTACCATTACCTACTACATCAACGGGGTAGCAACGGCCAACGTGACACTTGCCGCTTTGTCTGGCAGTTTTGACCTTACCAGAATCGGTAACCTAACCTCGAATTGGTCCGGCAAGCACACCTTTGGAGATCGCATGGACGAGATCGCCATATGGGGTCGGGTGCTTTCTGCCTCTGAAGTTACAGAGATATATAACAACGAGATCCACACGCTTATTAGCGGGGGAACCGTTATACTTTTACCCCAAGGTTCTAACAGTCAAAGTCGTTTCACCCAGGGCTATGCACTTCAGGCGTCGTAGGAGGTAATCTGTGCAAGGCAATTCCCTCCAGGGCGGCTGTGGCGGAAGCGACGGTGGAGGCGGAGGTGGGAGCACTTTCCTTAGCTTTACGGCGGGGGGTACAGTCAGTATTGGAGATGTTCTAGTTTTCAATAACGTAGGCCGTGTCATTCGAGGAAGTGCGTCAAACCCTGCAGCTTATAATTCTCACGCGCCCTATCACATTGTAGGGATAGCTAAAGAAGCTGCAACCAATGGAGACACGATTAGTGTTGCGTCTCAGTTCGGGACGTCGATTGCGGTAAACTTTGCTTCAACGGTCAGTACTGGAGACATAGGTAAACTTGCTTATTTGACAACTAGTGCAGGTACGTGTACCTTTACGGCACCAACTAGCAGCGCCGCTGTGATTGAGGTTGGTCTCATCTATTCAGCTAGTGGTTCCACCACAGCTAACTTACTTTTCTACCCCAGATTCACTATGTTAATCCCCTAAATTCTGGAGCCTCTAATGGCAACCTATTCAAATCAGTTTGCACTTTTCGACAAAACAAACGCGAAGTACATTCTACCCGATACAGACGATACTATCACGTTAGACATTTCTGCTCTAACGCTGGATGCAAACACTACAGTTAGTGGCAATCTTACCATTGACGAAAACCTAACCGTCAAAGGTACGACGACTACAGTCCATTCCGAAACTGTTCTTATTCAAGATAACTTTCTTGATCTAAATCACGGTTATAGTACAGATACTGCCCAGCAGGGTGGTCTTACAATCAACTATCAGCCTCTGCTCGCAAGTCCTCCGGCATCGGCAAGTTTTACTGCGGGTGTTACGGGCGGGAGCGCCGCCGCGCCTATCATCACTGTGGCCAGTGGTGGTGGTAGTAACTTTTCTGTAGGTGACATTATCCAAGTTAGTAGTGCAACTAACGTTGCTAACGATGGTTTATATCTCGTCGCTAGTAAGTCAGGTGATGCCCTTAGCATCTATGGTACAGGGGGGACGGCAGTTCCTGCGATCCATTCTTGGGCTAAAAACGATGTTACTACTGCTACAGATACTGCGGCTACTGTTACTAAGGTAAAGCTTTCTATCTTGAAAGTTACTACTTCTGGTGTCTGGCAAGTTGGTAGCGGTCAAACCATCGCTTCCGGTGGTGAAGGTGAGATTAGCTACGCTGCGCTTCAAACAGGAACCGATTCGACAGAAACACTTCAGACTGTGTATACGAACGGTAATGAAATTGCCACTGACGGAAATGGTGCGGTTATTATCTCTGGAAGTCAAAGCCTTAGCGTTTCTGCTACAGGTGGTGTTGATATTTCAAGTGGTGGCCTTCAGATAACTGGTGGTGCCCTAGATATTGACACAACTGCAGACTTCAACGTCACTTCTTTTGATGTTGAGGTAAGTGGTGCCGGTTTCAGCATCGATGGTGCAGGCGCTTCGAATGTGACTACTTCAAGTGGCAACCTGACGCTAACGTCAGCAGCAACCATGGATATGGATGCCGTCACTCTTGACCTGGATTCAACCGGTGCGACTGATATTTTGGCAGGTTCAACTCTTAGCGCAAAAGGCGCGACGGGGGCAAGCTTTGGTGATGATACAGGAAGCTGGGAATTTAACGGTTCCGGTGCTGTTACCGAAACTGGCATGACTAGTCTAGCCGTCA